AAGTTCCAGCGTTTCGACAGCGACCTGACGCTTGACGATGATTTCGCCATCGCCGGATATGCCTCTCTCTTCGGGGCCCGGGACCAGGGCGGCGACAAGGTCGAGAGAGGCGCCTACGCCAAGTCCCTGGGGGCGGGCCGGAAGGTCAAGATGCTGTGGCAGCATGATCCGAGCGAGCCGATCGGCATCTGGGACGAGATCCGCGAGGACGCGCGTGGATTGTTCGTCAAGGGACGACTGCTGAAGTCGGTCGCCCGGGCCCGCGAGGCGGCGGCCCTGACCCGCGCGGGGGCCATCGACGGGCTCTCGATCGGCTATCGCACCGTGAAATCCCACAAGGACGAAAGTGGCGCCCGCTGCCTGTCCGAGGTGGAGCTTTGGGAAGTGTCGCTGGTGACCTTCCCGATGCTGCCCGACGCACGCCTGGCCCCGCACGAGGCCAAGGCCGACGTTCTGCAAGAATTGGCGAAGGTGTTCGAGGACGCTCGCCTGAACCTGGCGGCCCGCAAGGCCCGCTGATCGACCGCTCCCGGCGCTTTGGGAGCATTACCTCAACCGTAAGGGACACCTCATGACCGAGACCCATGACCGGGGTGCGGCCAGCGCCCCCGATGCCCTGCCTGCGCCGCCTGCAGGCGTGGCTGAAGTCAAGACCGCGATTGGCGGGTTCTTGAGTGAATTCAACCAATTCCAAGACGACATGAATGCAAAACTTCAAAAGCAGGAAGACCGTATTGCCATGCTGAACACCAAGACCAACACCTTTGCCCGCCCCGCGCTTTCGGCGGAGATCGACACCGTCGCCCCGCATAAGCTGGCGCTGAAATCCTACCTGCGCTGCGGCGACGACGACGCCCTGCGCGGGCTGGAGCTGGAAGGCAAGGCGATGAACACCGCCGTCAATGCGGAAGGCGGCTATCTTGTCGATCCGCAGACGTCCGAGATGATCCAGTCGGTGCTGCGCTCCTCCTCCTCGCTGCGGTCCGTGGCCAACGTGGTGACCGTCGAGGCGACCTCCTTCGACGTGCTGATCGACAGCACCGACACCGGCGCCGGTTGGGCGGACGAGGTGACGCCCACGGCCGAAACCGACACGCCGACGATCGAGCGGATCTCCATCGCGCTGCATGAATTGTCGGCGCTGCCCAAGGCGTCGCAGCGGCTGCTGGACGACGCCGCCTTCGACATCGAGGGCTGGCTGGCGGGGCGCATCGCCGACAAGTTCTCGCGCGCCGAGGCGGCGTCGTTCATCAGCGGCGACGGCACAGGCAAGCCCACCGGTGTGTTGAACCATCCGACAGCCGCCAACGGCGCCTGGACCTGGGGCAACCTCGGCTATGTCGCCACCGGCACGGCGGGGGATTTCGACGCGTCCAACCCGGCCGACGCCATCGTCGACCTGGTCTACGCCCTGGGGGCCCGCTACCGCGCCAATGCGACCTTCGTGATGAACTCGAAAACCGCCGGCGCGGTGCGCAAGATGAAGGATGCCGACGGTCGCTTCCTGTGGTCCGATGGCCTGGCAGCGGGGGAGCCTGCGCGGCTGATGGGCTACCCGGTGCTGATCGCCGAGGACATGCCCGACATCGCCGTCGACGCCATGGCGATCGCCTTCGGTGATTTCGGCGCCGGCTACACCATCGCCGAGCGGCCCGACCTGCGGGTGCTGCGCGATCCCTTCTCGGCGAAACCCCACGTTCTGTTCTACGCCACCAAGCGCGTGGGCGGCGACGTGACGGATTTCGCGGCAATCAAGTTGATGAAGTTCGGCGTCAGCTGATCCGAGGTCATCGATCCCGTCCCGCGCCCGCAAGGGTGTCGGGGCGGGTGGGGCGTGTGTGCGGGCTTTCGCGGGTCCAGCTGCGCGTCTCTCCGCATGAGCAGCGCGGAGGCAAGTGCCACGCCCCAGCTCTTCCACATATGATTTTCCCGGAGATTTCAACATGATGATGGTCGAATTGACCTCCGTGCCCAGTGCGGCGCTTCCGGTGGGGGCGTTGTCCGAGCACCTGCGGCTCTCGTCTGGTTTCGCCGATGACGGCAGCCAGGATCCGCAGCTTGAAGATTGCCTGCGATCGGCCATGGCGGCGATCGAGGCGCGGATCGGGAAAGTGCTGATGCAGCGCCAGTTCGCGCTGACGCTGGTGGTCTGGCACAATCCGGCGAGCCACGGGTTGCCCGTGGCCCCGGTTTCAAGCGTCGACAGCGTGACGCTGATCGCGCGCGGCGGCGCGGAGACGCTTGTCGATCCCTCGCGCTACACGCTGTTGCCCGACGCCCATCGCCCGAGCATCGAAACCGTGACCGGCGCGTTGCCGACCCCCGCAACGGGCGGGACGATCGAGGTTGTGATCACCGCCGGATACGGGGCCGCCTGGCAATCCGTTCCCGCCGATCTGCAACGCGCGCTCCTGGCGCTGGCGGCGGAGTTCTACACCCTGGGCTCGGCGGCGCCGCGGCAGATGCCGGCCGCCGTGATGTCGCTGATCGAACCCTATAGGCAGATCCGTCTGCGCGGGGGGGCGGCATGAGCGTGCCCCATTTCAATCGCAAGCTGACCCTTGAGGCACCGACCCGTGCCGGCGACGGCGCGGGCGGATTTGTCGAGGTTTGGCAGGCACTTGGCTCGATCTGGGCCGAGGTTCTGCCCCGCGGTGCCGGACGCGAGGTCGAGGCATCGGAGCTGAAACTGAAGATCACCATCCGTGCCGCACCGCAGGGCGCGCCGTCGCGGCCCACGGCTGCCATGCGGTTTCGCGATGGTGACCGGATCTATCACATCGACGCGGTGACGGAGGCGGATGCGACGGGCCGCTACCTGGTGTGTTTCGCGAAAGAGGAGGTGGGCGCATGAGCTATGCCGCCACAGCCGCGCTGCAGGAAGCCGTCTATGCCGCGTTAACCATGGACGCTTCGGTTTCCTCCCTGACCGCGGGCGCGATCTACGACGCCCTGCCGCCGGGGCCGGTGCCGCCGATCCACGTGAGCCTTGGACCGGAAAGAGTGCGCGATGCCTCGGACGTGACAGGCCGGGGCGCGGTGCATGACTTCCCGGTGACCGTCGTCTCGGATGCCGCCGGCTTCCACACCGCCAAGACGATCGCGGCGGCGATCTCTGATGCTCTGACCGACGCGGATTTGACGCTGGCGCGGGGCGAGTTGAGCGGCCTTCGGTTCCTGCGCGCGCGGGCGCGGCGTGTCGGAGATGGCCGCGAAATCGAAATCTGGTTTCGCGCGCTGATCGATTCAAGCGGCGCGTGATGCCTGAGCTAACCCTATGACAGAAATGGAGAATTCCATGACGGCACAGAATGGCAAGGACCTTCTGGTGAAGGTGGACATGGACGGAAACGGCGTGTTCGAGACGATGGCGGGGCTGCGGGCGTCGCGGCTTTCGTTCAACAGCGAAAGCGTGGATGTGACCAGCCTGGAGAGCACCGGCGGTTGGCGCGAGCTTCTGGGCGGCGCGGGGGTGAAATCGGCCTCGATCAGCGGCTCGGGGATCTTCCGCGACGCCTCGACCGACGAGCGGGCGCGGGATCTTTTCTTCGAGGGGGGCGTGCCGGATTTCCAGGTCGTGATCCCCGACTTCGGCATCGTGGAGGGGCCGTTCCAGATCGGCTCGATCGAATATGCCGGCACCCATGACGGCGAGGCGACCTACGAGATTTCGATGGCGTCCGCCGGCGCGTTAACCTTTACGGCGATCTGAGCGGTGGCGAACCCTTGGACCGGCGAAGTGGCGCTGACCGTCAACGGTGAGCGCCACGTGGCGAAGCTGACCCTCGGCGCATTGGCCGAGCTGGAAGAATGGCTCGGCGCGGCCTCGCTTGCCCAGATGGTGGCGCGCTTCGAGGGCGAGGGGCTGAAGTCCGCAGACGTGCTGGCGCTGGTCTGCGCCGGGCTTCGCGGGGCGGGCTGGACGGGACAGGTGGAAGACCTGCTGAACGCGGAGATCGAGGGCGGCATTCTTGAGGCGGCACGCGTTGCCGCGCGGCTCCTGGTCCTGGCGTTCAGGCCGGTTCCGATATGAGCGACACGGATGAAGGCTTCGACTGGCCCGCGCTGATGCGCGTTGCTTATCAAGGGCTTGGCCTGTCTCCCGCCGCGTTCTGGGCGCTGACGCCATCTGAATTCCTGACATTGCTCGGCCCCGAGACCGGGGCTGCGCCGCTGCGGCGAGACGCGTTCGACGCGCTGCTCGCGCGGTTCCCAGACCAGAGAAACGAGGACGAAGATGACAGAGATGGATGACAGCCTCGGCCGCTTTGACGCCGAGATTGCGGAGCTGGAGACAAGCCTCGCGGGGGCGACGTCGATGGCGGCGGCGTTCCAGGGCGAGCTGCGGGAAATGCAGGGCGCGATGCTCTATACCGGGCGCGAGGTGAACTCGATGAGCCGGGCGATCGGCGGGGGGCTGCGACGGGCCTTCGACGGCGTGGTGTTCGACGGCATGCGGCTCTCGGATGCCTTGAGGGGCGTGGCAAGCAGCATGATCGATGCCGCCTATAACACCGCGATGCGGCCGGTTCAGAACGCCTTGGGGTCGGCTGTCGGCAACGGTGTTAACTCTTTGCTTGCCGGGCTGCTGCCCTTCGAGAAGGGCGGCGCGATCAGCCAGGGCCGCGTGATGCCATTCGCACGCGGCGGGATCGTCAGCGGCCCCACGACCTTTCCGATGCGCGGTGCCACCGGGTTGATGGGCGAGGCGGGGCCGGAGGCGATCATGCCCCTGCGCCGTGGTCCAGACGGCAAACTGGGCGTCGCTGCCGCCGGAGGCGGGGGGGCGGTGAACGTCACGATGCACATCACGACCCCGGACGTGGCGGGCTTCCAAAGGTCCTCCAGCCAGGTGGCAGCACAAGTTCAACGCGCCCTGGCGCGGGGCCAACGCAACCGGTAGGGGAAAATTTTTCATGGGTTTTCATGAGGTTAGATTTCCGGCGAACTTGAGCTTCGGCTCGGTCGGCGGGCCTGAGCGCCGCACCGAGGTGATCGCGCTCACCAACGGTTTCGAGGAGCGCAACACACCCTGGGCGCATTCAAGGCGGCGCTACGATGCCGGCGTTTCGATGCGATCACTCGATGACATCGCGGCTCTGATCGATTTTTTCGAGGCGCGCCGTGGGCAGCTTTACGGGTTTCGGTGGAAGGATTGGTCGGACTTCAAATCCTGCGCGCCCTCGGGTGATCCATCGTTCCGTGACCAGCGGATCGGCACCGGGGATGGCGTGACGCGGAGGTTTCAACTGACCAAGACCTACCAGTCCGGCATTAACTCCTACGCGCGGCCGTTAACCAAACCGGTGGCGGGCACCGTGCTCGCCGGCGTCTCGGTTGATGAGTTGGTGGCGGGGGTTCACTTCGACGTCGATCACACGAGTGGCACGATCACCTTCGTCGATGCGCCGCCGGCGGATGTGGAGGTGACCGCGGGCTATGAATTCGACGTGCCGGTGCGGTTCGACACGGAGACGATCCAGACATCGGTGGCGTCCTTCCAGGCGGGCGAAGTCCCGAATGTGCCGGTGGTGGAGATCCGGATATGAGTGCGCAAGACCTTGATCTGCATCTGGAAACCGGCACGACCGGGGTGGCGCGATGCTGGCGGGTGACCCGTGGCGACGGGGCTGAATTCGGGTTCACCGATCACGACTGCGACATGGTTTTCGATGGCACGACGTTTCGCGCGGGCACCGGGTTGAGCGCGGCTGCGCTGAGCCAGACGACCGGGCTTTCCGTCGACAATACAGAAGCCGTCGGCGCCTTGTCGGACGCGGCGATTACCGAAGAGGATATCTTCGCGGGCCGGTTCGACGGCGCTTCGGTCGAAGCCTGGCTGGTGCAATGGGCCGCGCCCGTTAACCGCGTTTTACAGTTCCGAGGCTCGATCGGAGAGATTACCCGCGCGAAGGGCGCGTTCTCGGCCGAGCTGCGCGGCTTGGCGGAGCAGATGAACAAACCCACCGGCCGCGTCTTTCAACGCGGCTGCGAGGCAGTGCTGGGCGATGCCTCCTGCGGGTTCGACCTGACGACACCCGGCTACGTTGCCGAGGCCCCGGTTCGCACCAGCGATGGCCGCGTGTTCACCTTTGACGGCCTCGCGGGGTTCGAGCCGCGCTGGTTCGAACGCGGGACGATGCGGGTGATCTCCGGCGCTGGGGAAGGGCTGAGTGGCGTTGTGAAGCTGGACCGGCTGACCGGCGAGCTACGCAACGTTGAGTTGTGGGACAGCCTGCGCGTGGCGGTCGTTCCGGGCGACATGGTGCGACTGACGGCAGGCTGCGACAAGCGCATGGACACCTGCCGCCTGAAATTCCTTAACCTCGTTAACTTTCGCGGTTTTCCCGACATTCCCGGAGACGACTGGCAGGTTGCGCACCCGTCGCGTCTTTCGGCGCGGAGCGGCGGGTCGCGCCGGTGAGCGCGGTGGTCGCGGCGGCGCGCGAATGGCTCGGCACGCCCTATGTTCATCAAGCCTCCTGCAAGGGCGCGGGATGCGACTGCCTCGGATTGCTCCTCGGCCTGTGGCGCGAGTGCCATGGCGAGCTGCCGGCACCGGTTCCCGCCTACACCAACGACTGGTCCGAGACCTCGGGCGAAGAGCGCCTGCTGGAGGCCGCGCGCGCCCATCTGACCGAGAAGCGGCTGTCCGACGCGGCGCCGGGAGACGTGCTGATCTTCCGGATGCGCGCGGGCGCGGTCGCCAAGCACGTGGGGCTTCAGACCGAGATCGGGCGCGAGGCCCGCTTTCTTCATGCCTATTCCGGGCGCGGCGTCACTGAAGGCGCCCTGACGCCCCCCTGGGCCCGACGCGTTGCGGCGCGGTTCGTGTTTCCCGAAAGGACGTAA